GTTGGAGCAGCAGCTCCAGCAGCAGGCTACCGATAAGGCTGCCCTAAATCAGCCGCCGCCCCCGAGCTACCCCGAACTTGCGGGCTACGTGCGGGGCCAATACGAGATCTTCCGCAACCACCGCAACACCCAGTCCGGCTGGTCAAACCGATTGCTATCAGCGTTTCGCAGCTATCAGGGCCAGTATGATCCAGAGCAGCTGCGCGACATTGACCGGTTCGGCGGCTCCAAGGTGTACGCGCGGCTGATCGCGCAGAAGTGCCGGGCGGCGTCGTCGCTACTGCGGGACATTTACCTGGGCCAGGACATCCCGTGGTCGCTGGCGCCGCCGCAACATCCGGACATTCCGCCGGAGATCAAGCAGAAGATCGCCCAGCTGATACAGGCTGAAGCGCAGCAGGTGCAGACGCAGCTCGGGACGCCGGCCTCGCCCGGCGATCTTGCCGATCGCAAGCGCAACCTGCTCGAACAGGCCGAGGAGGCTGCCAAGAAGAAGGCCGCCAAGCAGGCGCGCGACAGCGGCGACAAGATCGAGGACATGCTGCGCGAGGGCGGCTACTACCACGCGCTCGCCGAGTTCCTGGTCGACCTGCCGATTTTCCCGTTTGCGTGCATCAAGGGCCCGGTGGTCAAGGTGATGCCGACCGTGATCTGGCCGCCCGCCGGTGGGCAGCCCACCGTCCAGCAGACCCCCAAACTGACCTGGAACCGGGTCAACCCGTTCGATCTGTGGTGGACGCCGGGCGTCGCCGATATCGAAAACGCCAATGTTATCGAGAAGTTACGGGTAACGCGGGCCGAATTGAACGATCTGCTCGACCTGCCGGGCTATAATCACGAAGAAGTGATGGCGGTTCTTGACGAGTACGGCCGCGGCGGGCTCTACGACAACTGGGACGCCACCGACGCCGAGCGCGCCGTGCTGGAGAGCCGCGAGAACCCGGCCTGGAACCGGTCCGGAATGCTCTCGATGATGGAGTTCAACGGCAACGTTCAGGGCCGGATCTTGCAGGATTACGGCCTCGCGGTGCCGGACGAGCTGCGCGACTACCACGTGCAGGTGTGGGTAATCGGCTCCCACGTGATCAAGGCGCATCTGTCGCCGAGCCCGCGCCAGCGCCACCCATATTTCATTACGTCGTTCGAGAAGGTGCCTGGCACGCCGCTCGGCAACGGGTTGACCGATCTTCTGGCCGATCTTCAGGAGGTTGCGAACGCGACGCTGCGCTCGCTCGTCAACAACATCTCGATCGCTTCCGGTCCGCAGGTGGTCATCAACGACGACCGCTTGGCGCCCGAAGAGAGCGGCGAGGAGATGTACCCGTGGAAAAGATGGCACGTGCGCAACGACCCGGTGGCGAACAACAACCAGCAACCGATCAGCTTCTTCATGCCGGCGAGCAACGCCCAGCCGCTGATCAGCGTGTTCCAGGAATTTGTGAGTATTGCCGACGACGTATCAGCGATCCCGAAATACGTAGGGGGTCAAGCGGGTGGTGGCGCTGGCAGGACCGCCTCTGGCCTTGCCATGCTGATGGGCAATGCCTCAAAGATTTTACAAACCGTCTCGGCCAATATTGACCGCGACGTGCTGGAGACGTCGCTGCTACAGCTGTTCGACCTGTTGATGCTGACCGATACCAGCGGGCTGCTCACCGGGCAGGAGCGCATTACGGTGCAGGGTGTCAACGTCGCCATCCAGCGCGAGACACTGCGCCAGCGCCAGATCGAGTTCCTGCGCGAGACCAACAACCCGACCGATCAGCACATCATGGGGATCAAGGGCCGCGCTGTCGTGTTGCGCAACGTCTCGACCACGATCGGCATGCCTGGCGAAGAGATCGTGCCTGCGGAAGACCAGATCGAGAAGATGGAGAAGGCGCAGCAAGCAGAGAAGGCGAGCGGGGCGGGCGAGATCGACGCCGCCGTTCACAAGGCTGTGACGCTGGGTGTCGAAGCCGGCGTCAAGCGCATCACCACAGAACTCACCGCGGGCGTGCTCGCTGCACGGGGGCAGATGCCGGAAGGGCCGCCTGTGCACATTGGTACCCCGGCTGGAGGCCAGCCTGGCAGTGCCCCGAGCACCAATAACCCAGCAATGGATCTAGGCCAGCAACATCCGCAGGACGGCAGCGCCGAGCGAGCGAAACAGTCGCAGGGCAGTCAGCCGTCGCCGCTGTCGCAGAGCATGGGCCCGCAGACGCATTTGACCGGCGCACAGCCTGGTCCCGGCGCCAAGCCGGTTAGCGGAGGCGTGGGCTGATGCCGGTCAATACACAAAAAAATGTTCGTGTGCTCCCCGGCCCGACTGGCCCGACTGGCACGATGGAGGGTGTTCGCATCTTTCCGAACATCACTGGCGCCAGCGGGCAGTATGCCCAGTGGAAGCAGTTGAGCAGCTTCACCGGGCCGACCGGCACGTTCAAGAACGTGTACCCGGTTAGTGCGCCGACCTTTGCCGCGGCGCCGACCGGCACGTTCAAGACCGTAATAATTCCCGGATATGTCGGGCCGTCTTAACTAATCAGTAACCTCTCCCCGCTACCAATCGCTCACGTTCGATTTTGATCGAGGATCCAGAGCGATCTGGCAGGGGACTACATCATGGCAATTCTTAGCTCACGCAATTACGACCGCAACGCGCTCGGTAACGTTCTGAAGCAGGTGGTCGACGTCATCAACGCCGGCACCGTCGGCGGTCCCACTGGTCCCACTGGTTTGACTGGCCCCACGGGCGCCGCGACCGGCGCGACGGGTAACACGGGTCCGACTGGCCAAACTGGCCCGACCGGTCCGGCAACAGGTTTTCAAGGTCCAGCTGGTCCGATCGGTCCTGGTGGTGCCACCGGTAACACGGGTCCAACGGGCGCGAGCCCGACTGGCCCGGCTGGTCCGGTTGGTAACACGGGTCCGTCGCCTGGCTCCACTGGCCCGACCGGCGCAACCGGTACCGGCGTCACGGGGCCAACCGGCAACACCGGCACCGCGGGCACCACGGGCCCGACCGGCGCAACCGGCACGGTCATCACCACTTTCGTTGCACCTACGGCTGACCCGCACGTGGTCAACCAGGTGTGGAGCAATGGCGGCGTCCTTACCGTCTCCGGCGGTTAATAGGGGGTCACCATGCCTGTAGGCGTATTCGACAGCGAGCACATCCTGTCACCGAACTCGGTGACCAAGGAAACGTATGACGACAACCGTATCCCGGTCATCCTGAAGACCGTCGTCGATCTGATCAATGACAAGAACATCATTGGTCCGACCGGTCCGACTGGAAAGCAGGGACCGCTGGCTACCGGCGCGAGTGTTACTGGGCCAACCGGCAACACGGGCGCAAGCCCGACCGGCCCGTCGTTCTTCGGCGCAGGTCCGACCGGTGTAACCGGCCGTACCGGACCAACTGGCCCGGCGGGCAACGCCGGCGCGGTAGGTGTCACGGGTCCGACTGGCGTCACTGGCGTAACCGGTACCTCGACCGGTCCGACTGGCAACACCGGCGCGGTCTCGGCGACCGGCTCAACCGGTCCGACTGGCGCGGCGTGGAACGGTTTTCCGAGCCGACCCGGCAAGGGTCCGACTGGGCCTGATGGTCCAGTGCGAAACAACGTGTTCCTTGCGCCGACCAGCGATCCGTTCATCGCCGGCGCCGTGTGGAACCCCTCCGGGCTGAGCGGCCCCAACCGGCTGGTGCTCTCAAGCGGACAATAAAACGACCACCTGAAACCCCAACTCAGGACACCCTCGATGAAAACCGACTTCCAGGTTAGACGCCTGTGCTTGAACATGATTGTGAAGAACGAGGCAGCTCGCATCGAGCGCTGCCTCGCTTCCGTCCTCCCTTACATCTCCAGCTACGCGATCACCGATACGGGATCGACGGACGGCACGCCGCAACTCATTGAGGCGTTCTTCCGCGGCACCGGCATCAAAGGCGAGATCAACCACACCACGTTCGTGGATTTCAGCCAGGCGCGCAACGAAGCGCTGGGTAATGCGCGGTTGATGATCCTTAAATCTCATATACCCCATGCCGACTATTTTCTGCTGGTCGATGCCGACATGGAGCTGGAGGTAACCGACCCGCACGCGTTTGATGGTTTGCAAGGGCTGGCCTACAACGTCGTGCAGAAGTCCGGCGGCTTCAGTTATCACAACACGCGGCTGCTAAGCACCCAGAGTTACGCCAAATACGAGGGTGTGACGCACGAGTATCTCAGCGTGCCGACTGCCGCTGTTCCTCTTGCCGGCGTCCACTTCATTGACCACGCCGACGGCGCCAACCGCGTCAACAAGTTCGCGCGTGACATTGCGCTGCTCACGGCGTCGCTGGAGACCGATCCGAAGAACGGGCGCACCTGGTATTATCTGGCGCAGTCATATCGTGACGCCGGCGCCTACACAAAGGCTGCTTATGCCTACAAGCGTCGCGTTGAGCTGGGCGGCTGGGACGAAGAGACCTGGACTGCGCAGATGGGCTATGCCGGGGCAATGAAGGCCCTCGGGGTAGAGAGTTCGTTCGTTACCGAGACGCTCAAGGCGTACAACATGCGGCCGTGCCGTGCCGAGGCGCTGCACGCTTTGGCCAAGCACTTCCGTGAGAAGGGTGAGCAGGCTACCGCGCTGCTGTTCATCCCCGAGATATTTCCGAAGCGGCCAGACGACATTCTGTTTGTGAACGACGCGATCTACGAGCACGGCTTTAAGGAAGAGTACGCCATCTGCGCGTACTACAGCGACGCCGAGCGGGAACGGGGACGCGAAGTGAACGATGCGCTGGCGCTGTCTAAGACGGCGCCGCCCGCCACCCGCGAGTGTGCGCGAGCGAATAATTTCTGGTATCTGCGGCCGCTTGCGGAGTGGTGCCCGTCGTTCCAGCAGAAGCAGCTTAAGTTTCAGCCGCCCTACGCCGGCTACACGCCCATGAACCCGTCGATCACAAACTTCGATGGGATGAACCCCGGCCCCGGCATGGGGATGCTGTGCAATCTCCGGTGCGTGAACTACCGGATGGATAACGAGGGGCGCTATCTGATCAACGGCACCGATGGCGAGGCAAACGCCACCAACCCGATCGACACCAGGAACTTCGTCATCAAGATAGGCGATGACTTGTCGATGGTCGGGCACGCTCATGAAATCGTGTGGAGCCGGCCGGCGCCCGCCTTTGATCTGGTCACCGGACTGGAAGATGTTCGGCTCTACCGTGATGGCTACAATAGCGGCCTGTGTGCCAGCGCTTGTGTGCGCGAGTTGAACGTCGGCGGCGTCTGCCAGCAGGTAAGCATGTCACTGGATTTCGTCGACGGCATCTGGAAGATCAAGGACTACCGGGTGATGTCTGGCGTCGACCAGCACGAGAAGAACTGGATGCCGGTTGTGGGAACGAAAACGTTCGCGTATCGTTTGGATACGATGAAGTACCCGCCCGGCGACCCACGTGTGGAGAAGGTGTACCACCCGCAGGAGATCGGCGACATCAGCGGCGGATCGCAGCTGGTGCGATACAAGAATGGCTGGATCGCCGTGGTGCATGAGAGCCGATACCTCCCCGGCACGTGCCGCCGCTACTACCAACATCGCTTCGCGTGGTTCAATCAGGATCTCTCGCTGCGCCGGCTGTCCCTGCCGTTCTTATTCCAGGACCGCCAGATCGAGTTCTGTGCTGGCCTCGCCGAGCATCCCAACGGGATCGACCTGGTGTTGTCCTACGGTATCCGTGACGAGCAGGCGTGGCTGGGTCAGGTATCAAAGGAAGAAGTTGCCATGATGTGCAGGAATTTCCATGAGAACTAGGATCATCACGGGTTACGTCCCGATCCCCGGCCACCCGCGCACGGCCGCCGAGTATGGCGAGCTGGGCGAGAAGCTGTCCGGCGTGCCAGTGCCGAAGAAGGCGTTCTACATGCGCGTCGAGGACACCTGGCTGCATCGCTACATCACCGATCTCAAGTTTCCTGTTAACGTGTCGCAATACGACAACTCGGCGAAGAACACGCTGGCCTATCACTGCGTCAACCATATGAAGTCATCGTGGCTAGCCCAGGCAGCCGACGAGTATCCGGACGACGATGTTTTTGTGTGGGTTGATTACGGGATCTTCCGCTTGCCGGGGGTGACGAACCAGGCGATCTACGAGTTTCTGGAAAAGCTAGACGACCGCTGCATTTACGCGCCGGGTTGCTGGAACAATCACAATCCCGTGGAGAGTGTTTTCCCGTGCTGGCGGTTTGTTGGCTCTATGATAGCAGTACCGAAGCGATATGTTGATCAGTTCGACAGCGCATGCCGCGAGACCGCGCGCCAGCATATTCAGCGCACGCACAATGTGGAGTGGGAAGTTAACACATGGGCCCGCGTCGAGCAGAAGCGCAAATTCAAAATCCCGTTCCACTGGTACCCCGCCGACCATAACGTCTCCATGTTCACCGACTTCGAGAACCCCCATGCTGTTCAGTGAGTTCAAAGCGCTTCGTATGGCTGAGTTGATGCAGGAGCAGTGGGGCCGCGAGCGCATCCCTGACTTGCTGGAGATATTTTACAAGGGCTGTCGCCCGCGCTCCGTGCTGGAGATCGGCTGCTGGCAGGGCGTCTCTACAGAGTTCTGGGCGCTTCACTGTGCGCGCGTTGTTGCCGTTGATCCGTGGCCTGATATTCAGGTGCGCCGCCGGTTTCAGGCGCGCGTCAGTCACTACCCGCACGTTGAGATGGTCGAGGGATACAGCCCGGATATTCTTGAGAATATGAAGGGGATGTTTGATCTGGTCTACATTGACGGGGACCACGACTACGAGCCAGTCAAGGCCGACATACGGGCGACCTATGAGCTGGTGCCGTCGTGGGGGTGGATCGGTGGTCACGACTATGGGAGTTGTCCTGGCGTGCAGCAGGCCGTAGACGAACTATTAGGGCCGCCCACGCATCGTTGCAGTGACGGCTCCTGGCTAATCCACAAAGCGCAAACGAGGATACCACATGCCCCTAGAGCAACTGTTCACGAAGTACGGGACTGACAAAGGCATTTGGGGTTACACCCCAGCCTACGAAAAATATTTAGCCGCGCGCCGGTTCGGCGTGAAGCGCGTGCTGGAGATCGGGATCTGCGGCTTCCGCGACATCCCCAACAACGTGGTAGGGGCCAGCTTGTTTGCGTGGCGCGACTATTTCCCCAACGCCGAGATCTATGGCCTCGACAACGACGGCCGATTTATTTTCAACGACCAGGACCGGATCCACACCGCGCAGTGTGACGCCTATGACACCATGCAGCTGTACAACGCCTTGGGCGCTCTTAACGTTACCATGCCTTTTGATTTTATTGTCGACGATGCCGTGCATGACCCGATCCCGCAGACAAACCTGCTGACCGACCTGTTGCCGTATCTGCACGCTGACGGCGTGTACGCGATCGAGGATGTGTGCCCCTACAAGCTGCCGAACAACGATCTTGAACACATGATCCGGCTGTTTCCGCTGGACACCAAGGTCGAGGCCTTCCAGACCCACAAAGACGAACGGCTGCTGCTCCTCACTCGTTAACGGTTCTTTAGCACCACTATGGCTTAGTGCTTCTGATGGATCATCCTTCAGGAGACTACGCCTATGTCTGGACCAGCACCGCGTAAAGAGAGTTCGCACAACGTCGAGTTCGCCAAGGGGGGCAATACCCACATGTTCCCCGAGCAGGCGGCTGAGCCCATGCCGTCCGGCACCACCCGCGACAAGTCCGCGGCCGACGGCGCCCCCGGCGCCAAGTTCGCCAAGGGCGGATCGGGCAAGATGTTCGGCTTC